TACAGGTAACATAGTAGCATTACCAAATAATCGGGTTCGTGTAACGCACCCTGCGTGGTTTGAGACAGGCGAAGGTGCCCCAGACTTTAAACCAAACCAACATACTTACAATTCTAAAGAAGACGTGGGTTACGTATGGGATACAGAACGCGTGTTTAACAACCTTTATAAGGAGACGGATCAATGAAGATGAAGAAAAAAGGTTACGCTATGGGTGGCATGAAGAAAAAAGGCTACGCTATGGGCGGCATGAAGAAGAAAATGAAAGCTGGCGGCGGCGTAAAAAAGTTTAACGAAGGTGCTAAAGTAGAACGACCTATGGGTATGATGACTCAAGAGCAGATAGATGATCCAAAACGTGCTGTAGCTGCGGGTAACCGTATGTCTAAAATGCGTGCAAAAGAAGATGCTATGAGCAAAAAGAAAAAGCCCATGCGTCCAAAGACACGACCTACAACAGCACCTATGACTTCGATGCGACCACCACCAAGGCCCGATTCAATGCCCATGATGAAAGCTGGTGGCATGACTAAGAAGATGAAAGCTGGCGGCGGTGTAGCCAAAAAAGGCAAAGCTAAAGGTGGCAAGTCCAAAGTACGCGGTGCAGGTATTGCCCAGCGTGGTGTACGTAAAGCTCAGATGAGATAATTATGGACTTCGATGCAGAAATAGACGCTATGAGCGAACGTGCGATAGCCCTCGAACTTGCGAATAAACGTCGTGAGTATGAACTGGAGGGTATTGACGGTCCAAGGGCTGAAAGTAATCTGCGAATGTTAGAACGCCAGTTACGAAAACCTAAAAAGTTTAGTAAAGGTGGTAGAGTACGTGGCGCTGGCATTGCCAAACGCGGTGTACGTAAAGCAAAGATGAGGTAGTTATGCGTAGGTATTACAAATCTGGTGGTAAAATATGCCCAAAAGGTAAATCTTGGGCCAAACGGACTTTTGATACCTACCCTAGCGCCTACGCCAATATGGCTGCGTCTAAGTATTGCAAAGACCCAAACTACGCCAAAGGCAGTAAGGGGAAGAAAAAATGACGTTATCTAGCGGCAATAAAAGAACCGTTAAAAAGGTTGTAAAAGGTCTAAAGAAAGCCTCTAAATCGCATGCTAAACAAGCCAGTAAGCTACAGAAGATGGTTCGCCCTGCTAGGAAGAAAAAGTAATGGGTGACCTGAAGAAATGGCGGGACCAAGACTGGGTTAGAGTTGGTACTGACGGTAAAATAAAAGGCGCGTGTGGGACTTCTAAAGACAAGAAGAACCCTGACCGTTGTTTACCGCGTAGTAAGGCTAACAGTTTAAGCCAAGGTCAACGTGCTGCCACTGCTAAGAAAAAGAAGCGTGCAGGTGCTAAAGGTAAGACGGTTGTGAAGAATACCAAGCCAGCAGTGGTAAAGCTCGGTGGGGGTGGCCTAGCCAGACGAAAACGCGACGTAGCACGAGGTTGTGGCGCGGTGATGGAAAATAAACGCAAGCAGACGTTGTATACGTAAAGGAGTCAGAGCATGACCGCATCAACCACAACAGCGTTTGACATGGAGTTCACAGAGGTTGCCGAGGAAGCATGGGAACGTGCGGGACGTGAGATGCGTTCAGGGTACGATTTACGCACTGCTCGACGGTCTATGAACCTAATGACAATCGAATGGCAGAATCGTGGCATAAACATGTGGACGATTGACGAAGGCACTGTAAACCTTGTTAAAGGCACGTCTGAGTATACTTTACCAGCAGATACCATAGATTTACTCGAACACGTAATTCGTACTAATAGTGGCAATGTTTCAACACAATCGGACCTTACCATAAACCGAGTTAGTGTTTCCACGTACGCAGCTATACCTAGCAAGTTAACACAAGGCCGTCCGATACAGGTTTGGGTAGAACGGTTAGCTGAAGCGCCTACTATTAACCTATGGCCTGTTCCTGATAGCAGTGATTACATATTTAAATACTATCGTATGCGCCGTATTAAGGACGCAGGTGCAGGCGTAGAAACTCCTGATATGAACTTTCGGTTTTATCCTTGCCTTGTTGCTGGCCTAGCATACCACATTGCTATGAAAGTTCCTGAGTTAGTAGACCGTATTCCAATGTTAAAGGCTGTGTATGATGAGCAATTTGATATGGCGGCTGGTGAAGACCGTGAGAAGGCTTCTATCACGTTTGCCCCGCGTATAGCGAGGATATAATATGGGAACCAAGTTTGCATCTGCCAGACGTACGATAGCAGAGTGTGACATCTGTGGGTTTCGTTTTAAGCTAAAAGAGTTGCGTAATATCGTAACAAACGGTAATGATACTAACATAAAAGCATGTCGTGAATGTTGGAATGGAGACCACCCACAGAACGAACTAGGAAATATCCAGTAAACGACCCGCAAGCCGTACGTGACCCACGACCCGATTTTGCAGGTTACGACAGCAGTAGGAATATTCAATGGGGTTGGAACCCTGTAGGTGACGGAAATAACATTTACGGTCTGACCGTGAACAATTTAGAATCAACTGCCTCTGTAGGCGATGTAACTGTAACGACCACATAGGAGATACATGATGGCTAAGAAACTAACAGACTTAACTGGAGACGGTAAGATAACACAAGCCGACGTGTTAAAAGGACGTGGTGTGTTTAAAAAAGGTGGTATGGCTAAAAAAGGATATTCCAAAGGCGGAAAAGTCAGAGTACGTGGCACAGGAGCTGCGACTAAAGGATTGTTTGCAAGAGGGCCGATGGGATAAGCTATGAACTACTCTTCGCTTTCAACTAATATAGAGGACATCTGTGAAACATCTTTCACCGCTGACCAACTTGCTATGTTTACGCAACAAGCGGAGGAGAAGATATTACAGACCGTAGATATACCTGCACTGCGTAAAGTAGATGATGGGCCTTTGACAGCTACAAACAAACTCTACACGCTACCCACTGACTATCTCTACACATACAGCATTTCTATTATTAGCAGTAGTACGCACACGTATTTGTTGAATAAAGATGTTAATTTCTTGCGCGAGGCGTATCCAGTAAACACAAATGCAAAGTATGGCGCTCCTAAATTCTATGCTCAGTACAGCGAGACACAGATCGAACTCGTGCCTACACCTGATGCAAACTATGAGCTTGAGCATATCTATGGGTACTATCCTACGTCTATTGTAAGTGGCAGCACTTCTTGGCTTGGTGATAATGCAAGCGCAGCATTGTTAAATGGCGCACTGATAGAGGCTATTAGGTTCCAAAAAGGTGAGCCTGATGTGATTGCTAATTACGAGAAGTTATACCTACAGGCTATTACACTGCTTATGGAGATGGGTGACGGCAAGTTACGTAGAGATGCGTACCGTTCAGGACAGAAGCGGATATTAGTGGGCGGGAATAAGTAATGGCGTTTACTGGCAATTACACATGTACGTCTTTTAAAGTTGCTCTGTTGAGTGGTGAGATGGACTTTAGCTCTGATACCAGTCAGACGTTCAAGGTAGCTCTCTACACTTCTGATGCTACGTTAGACGCAACTACAACTGTGTATAGCACTACCAACGAGGTCTCTGGCACTGGGTACACGGCTGGGGGTAACACGTTAAGCATAGCCACTAACCCTACGAGCGACACAGGGGGTACAGTTGCGTACATAGACTTTAGTGATACAACTTGGTCGGATTCTTCTATAACAGCACGGGGAGCTTTGATATATAGCTCGGGCGGCACTAACCCTGCGGTAGCAGTGCTTGATTTTGGTGCAGATAAAACAACTGTAAATCAGCCATTTAAGATCGTCTTCCCTTTGTCTGGGGCTACGACGGCTATAATTCGCATTGGATAAAGGTGAACTACAATGAGTACATTTGAGAATGACCTTCGACTTGAAGAAATAGGTACTGGTGAACGGTCAGGTACTTGGGGCACTGCAACCAACACAAACCTTGAGCTTATCGCAAACGCTCTCAGTTACAGTGCTACGGGTGAGGCAATAGCGAACGCATCTACACATACTATCACAATGCAAGATGGTGTTGCTGACGAAGTACGTTCTTTTTACTTAAAGTGTACTGGGGGTGGACAGGCTTGTACAGTGACGCTCGCGCCTAACACGCTGTCTAAAGTCTGGATGATTGAGAACACAACCTCTTACACATTGACGTTCTCTCAAGGCTCTGGAGCTAACGTAGCCATACTTGCAGGCCAAGTTAAAGTGATAGGCTACTGACGGTGCAGGCTCTGGTGGGGCTGTATTCGACCTTATGCAAGACCTAGCTGTACCTGACTTGTTTGTAGATGATGACCTAACCTTACAGTCTGACGCTGCTGTGCTTGGTTTCGGTGCAGATAAAGACGTAACTCTTACGCACGTAGCTGACACAGGGTTACTGTTGAACGCCGCTATGAAGGTGCAGTTTAGAGATGCCGCTATCTTTATTGGCTCAAGCGGTGCGGACGTATTAGACATTGCGTCAGATGGTGACATAAACCTTACAGCTACAGCAGACATTAACATCCCTGCCAACGTCGGGCTTACTTTTGGTAATGACGGCGAAAAGATAGAGGGTGACGGTACAGACCTCACTATTGCAGGTAACAACATTAATCTCACCGCTGTAGCAGATGTAGTCATACCCGCTAACGTCGGGTTAACCTTTGGCACTGGCGAGAAGATTGAGGGTGACAGCACTGATCTGACTATAACGTCGGGAGCTAAAATAAACTTAACTGCTACTTCAGACATAGTTGTCCCTGCGGATGTGGGTATCACCTTTGGAACTGGCGAGAAGATAGAAGGCGATAACACTGATCTAACAGTAACCTCTGGCGCAGACATCAACCTTACTGCAACCGCAGACGTTAACATACCATCAGGTGTTGGACTGACTTTCGGTGACGACGGAGAAAAAATAGAAGGTGATGGTACAGACCTTACTATTACTGGTAATAATATTAATCTTACCGCTACAGCCGACGTTGTCATACCTGCTAATGTGGGCATTACTTTTGGAACTGGCGAAAAAATTGAGGGTGACAGCACTGACCTAACGGTGACTTCTGGGGCAGACATCAATCTTACTGCAACTGCAGACATCAACATTCCCGCTGACGTTGGACTAACTTTTGGTAACGACGGCGAAAAGATAGAAGGCGATGGTACTGACCTTACTAT